TTTAGGAGTATCCGCATCAAACACAAACATTGCCGCATTTTTAGGACTTAAAATACGAATTAAAAATAGGGTATTGCCTTCTCTTAAAATCCTAAACTGGTTAGTTTCTAACAACTTGTGAATGCCAGCATATGTCTTTTTCCAGTCGTAACCCGTCCCATGCAGTTCCTCACTGCGCTTAATAATGTCTTGCGTGGACATTTGTTTAGGAAGGGTTATTTTATTGTGATTTTGCATGATGTTGTTCTACATATACTAATGCAAAGATTAGCACTTTTCCGCCCTAAATCAACGACTTAAACCATTAATTATGGTTGTAACTTCACTAGCCCAATCTTGCCAAGTTCCAAAATTTCCAGAACTTGGTACTGGATATGTTGCAAAAGTAGGCAATGTTGCAATTTGATCTGCAGCATTTCGCCATTCAATTTCTGGTACATCTGGCAAAGTTTCTTGCCCATAGTAAATAATAAAGTTTCCATTCCATTCTTCCCAAGTCATTGAACTAGGGACAAAAGGAAAAAACTGTTGAAACTTAGGGGCGCTCATCGCCAAATTCTGCAGTAATCAAATTACGACCCATTTCGTAGTTGCCGTTAATATCATTAGATTCAAACTTTAAACGAATCAAACGGTGTTCTACACGCAAGTCAATTTTACCAGTGTCTGGGTTAAAATAATATGGCCCAGATATTTCTTCGTATGGTCCAGAAGCAAACTTACGACCTAAAATAGTCATAGCCATTGTACCAGTTTGTAAAAAGTTTGGTTCAACTCGGCGTAAATGCATGCGGCGGTTAATACCTACGACACCTTCTTGACTTGGATTTCCTGTTAGCCAGCTAACGTCATTGGTTGTAATGCTAGAGTATACAGCCAATTCTCTAGCTGCAGTAATTTGATTTAAACCAAACTCATGTTGCCAAATAGTGTAGCCACCAGCGGTCGGAAAAACTAAAGTGCCCGGTTCCGTTGATGAAGCAAAAGGCGTTGATGATGTTATTAAAGTAGCATCATAACCAAAATCATAAACGCTGCCTACAATACTATATGTTCTTCTAGGATTAAAAACATCTGATGACAAAGTAACCGTATCACCAGGACTAATAATATTGGATACATCCCCGGGAAGGTAAACTTGATTTAATCCGGGTGCTGGTGCCCCCATTGGTGTATCTATAGTTGGTATTGGGTTACTAACAGATGTTTCATATTCCCAACCAGCCCAAATAGGTGTTGGAAACAACTCAGTTGTATAACCACAAGAACGACGAGTACCAATAGCTTGACCAGCATCGTACCACAAATTGTCTTTTACATTATAAATAATGGCATCAGTACATTCTGTATTGGTGCCTCTAGGATAAAAGAACCAAATCTCATTGTACCTTGGAATCTTAGTTGCCCAGACTTTTTGTCTTTGTTGGTAGTTAAGATTATTAAATAAATAGTTCACATTCATATCATTTGGTAGTACTTTTACTGTACCACCGTATTGATAGAATCGGTCAACCCCCATCCAATAAAATATGCCATCCATTTCAACCACTGAATTGGAAGACATGATAGAGATTTGGCTAGAAATAATATCGTAAGTCCAATAAAACTGAGTTGCTTGAGAATTAAACGACACACGAATTAAACTGTCAGTAGCCCAAAACAAACCAGATGGCGAGTTAGTACCACCTCGCATTGGCATTCCTTTTACAATCTTGGATGATGATACGTTTGTTTGATTGGCAAACGTGCCGTTCCAATCATAAAAGTTTTGATCGGCATAAGTTTGACTAACATTATTATTAGCAAGAAAGCCATGCGAACCATAAGCAAAGATAAATGGGTACAGTACACAAACACCACCATCAACACTAATAGGTTTGTAAGTAGGGTTTTGTCCTTGACTATCACACAACCCAGTTAAAAAGTATTGATTATTTGGATCTGGCGCAACATTACCCACCATGATCTGCGATGTAACGCCGCTGTCAATGTTTTGTAGGTTTTTACCGGGGTGTGCAAATAAACTTAACTGCCCACCAGCTGGGCTAAACTGAGCATCAAACTGCCAATCATTTCTAGCATCTGGTTCAAAAATAACATCATTTAACCAAATTTTAGTAATGGTGCCAGATGGTGCAGCTGGCGTAAAATTAATTGTTGTATGCGCTGGTGGTCCAGCGGCATAAGTAGAACCCGTAATTGTGTAAACCACTGGTGTGCCAGTTTGAGTAATAATAAACTCAGTACCAACACCAAAAGTAATTGTTGCGTCACCCGGAACAACCACTTGGGTTGTTGTATTAGATGTTACATTGGCAAACACCGAACCAGGTAACGGAATAGAAGCATAAGGTCCACTACCATTACCGTATGTTGTTCCAGTGGTAAACACATCTAAAGTATTTGCGTTACCAGCAAAAACATAGTTAACACCGTTGTAAGGTATGTTAATCATACCACGATAAATACCGCTAAAGCTAGTAAATAAGGTGGAAAAACCACCTATTTTTTTTGGTTCACCACGTTGAAATCGACACCACACACCATCAGTGTATCGATCATTTTGAAACTGTGTACCGTCACGCTTAATCCCAGCCGGAATTGCTAGGCTGTAGATTGAAGTAAATTGCGATGTATCTTGCTGACGGTTATCCGCTGGCATTTAGAATGTTCCACCACTAATTAATTGGGCGTTTAGTTGAGCATTTACGGTAACCAATGGGTGCAATGTATCAGTGTTATTAATGTCAATTATTTCTGTACCATTTGCTGACAACCCAAGAATACCAACCCCTGGTAAATACATACCTGTTGTAGCATCAGATAAAAATGCATAAGACGGCGCACCAGCTACACCATTGACTGCTAAAAAACTATTAGCAGAAGTTGAAGTTAACAGATAAATGTTTTGACCGTCACTTAAAACGGTGGCAATATTACCAGTGGTTACTTTAAATGGTGCCTGTGAACTACCTTCAATAACAAAATAAAGGTCATAATTAGAGTGACCTGTTGCATTAATTAAAATGTAAATCTGGGTTGTTGCAGGTAAAGTTACTGTTAAACTGGTAGTACGACTACCTGTTTGTGCAATATAGTTTTGAATAATTGGAGCGTAAGTAACTAGACTAAATGTAGATCCGGGAATTGAGTCTACATCATAAGTAGCAGATGTAAAGGTTACATTAGCCGCCGCGGTTAAACCAACGGTAACAAAATTACCAGTGTTAACATCATAAACAATGTATCCCGAATCACCAGGGTTGGCTACAATTGAAGCGTTATCATTAATTAACGCTGGATTTTGCGCTGCAATTGTTAACGAACCAGTACCAGCGTTTCTAAAGCCAATATACCAACCAGTAGACAATGTTGCTATATTAGGCAGTATAAAAGAACCAGCGCCACTGTTCCAAACAAATGTGGATGCACGACTGTTATCTGAAATAACTGGTGTGGCAGATACATTGATAACATTTTGGGTTGTTGCTAATTGACCAGTTACTGTAGTCAATCCAGCGCCTTGCAATGTTACCGCATCAGCGTAAGATGTGCCTGCCGCAAAGGTTACATTAGCCCAAGAACCGCCAAGGGTAGTATTATTTGTAAGATAAACATATTTAGAAATGCCAATAGGGACAGATACAGATTCAGCTCCAGCTGCATCCACCACTGTAAACTCGTGCAATCCCAAATTTCTAATAAGGATGTCTGAACCAACTGCGCCTTGTCTTGCATCAGGCAACATAATAACCAAACCGTTAGTAGAAGCAACGCAATCCATAATGCGAGCTGCAGGAACTTGGGTAGGGTTAACAACAGTAGGCCAGTAAAGCTCAGTGTTGGTGCTAAATGAAAGAGCATAGTACGATACATCCGTAGGTTGTATTACGTTGCCAGTAAACGGAGATACATAGGTAGACATATATTAAGGTTCCTGAATCGTAGTATTACGATCGATACGACGAGAATCGTCTTCTTTCTTAAGCGCAGCAATACAATCTGTGTAATAGCCTTTCCACACAGGCAATTTGTCCAACGCTTTTAAATAGCCTTGGGCTTGAAGTAGTGTGCCAAACAACATTGCTTGAGGCGCTTCTCTTGTAAATAAGTTTTGTTGATTTGTTGTATCTAACGGCTGTATTTCGCTGTAGTAAATAATTTCAACTGGATAGTCTTGGTCTGGCTTGGGAGCAAATGCCCAGTTATTATAATCATACTCGCCGTAATACAAAGGTACACCAGCATCAGACTCTGATTGATACATGGCAATATAATCTTGACTACGCATCAACATTGGTTTGCCATTGGTTTTCATAGAAATGGTTTTGCGCCAACGAGCCGGTTTTGCCAATACTTCTTGGTTAGCTCTTAAGGTTGTTTCCACTACGGTAAGTTGAAGATATGTTTTAAGTTCAGCAGCAATTGCTGATTCTGCCAAACCAATTAAGTTAGGAATCTGTGCAACAAACTGAGCGTCATTACGCTCCATATAGTTAATGACATCTGCTACCAGATTATCATAGGTCATTACATATGCGTTAGTCATCGTGTGTAGTAACTTATGTTAGGTTGGAAGTAGATTGGTGACTTGTCACGGTCTTCTTCTTCAAATTGGGTACGAGCATCTAATGCCAGCTTTTCTAAATACGCTACTCGGTTTAAATCAATTTGGGGCAATTGCATTGCCAGCTTGTGTGATAATGCAGCTTGGAAGTAAGGAATGGCACGATCAGGCATGTACAGCTCGTTGGTTAACGAACCCACATCTTGCGGTTGCAATTCCAAAATAAACGAGAACACTTGAAAGTTGTTGTTGGGCACTGGCCACAAATACATTTGCGGAACAATCTGGCGATCAAACCAGTATTGCAATGTGCGTTGACTTGGGAATTGCTTGTTTGGCAACGAGAAATAATCTGTACGATTAAGTCGTGCCATAGGGATGACTTGTTGGCTTTGAGCAAATTGAATAGATCTTAATGAAAAGACATTAGCCGTATCACGGTTTTTCAATCTGTAATAGTAAAACTGTTGCGTTACATTAATACCAAAGTAAGCCCAGTTACGATCAGACAGTGTAGTCTCTGGCAACGATTCCCATAAAGACCAGTTAATGCCGTCGTTACTTACCTCAAGATCCAGATTATAAGTAGCAGTGCCAGAAGGAGCATAAGCGTTAAAGCCTACATAAAATATACGGGTTTGTGGGCTATAAGCTGCGCCAAAATAGTTTTTAGATAACGTAGATGTAGCGTGAAGGTTTAAGTCGCTGTTGTAGTTTTGGTCAAATAACACAGGAGAATCTGGATTATCTATTGGCAACGCACTAGAAATAGAGGGGTTG